GTCCACTTTGATCCCAGCTGGGACAGGTAACTCGACCTCCGTAATAGATACGTAGGACGGTGGATAAAAGGTGCCAGTAGATTGGCACTCGACCCAAGCCCGCGCCAGACCAACGGGTGGGGAATTCATGGATGTGCGGCAAGACGGGCATAGCCCTCGCGGCCACCGAGTTTTTGGTGGTCTGATTTGTCCACAGCCGGGCCGATTGCAGGTTGGCGACCTTTCCTGTCGTGCGCGGCGGGCCTGATGAGTAAGCCAACGCCGCAGCTGGCGATCAGTCATGGGCACAGTTGGGCGCGGCCCAAAGCCCACATGGTCACCAATGTCCTGCTCGTCCAAGGCCCAGGCCAAGGAATTATACAGCACCATGCCCTCAGCAATCAGCGGTACTTGCCCATCATACTCTGTCGTCTCCTCGCCTTTATGCATCAATTGCAAAATCTTGTCCTTAATGAGCAATGCGAGGTCTTCTTTCCCAGTCCAACCGGCGAGTGCTTTCCGCAATGCGCCTGGAACATCGTTCAAAGTGGTCTGGGTGTCCAAAATGTCCATCAACATGACACGCTTCGGGTGGCGGAGCCAGGATCCAGGATACCCTTCAAACGCGGCCAGATGGTCTGTCAACTGGTCAACCGCCCACTTTCCGAATCCACTCAATGCAAGACCCAATGCCGCTACCGAGCCACCAAGCAAGAAGAGCTGTATGGCCAGCAGGTACAAATGGGGCATGTGGAAGAAAATGTAACGACCGACAACAGGAGCAGCGCTCATCAGGCCAGCTTTGTGGCTGTGCCGCAAACCACAGAGGTAAGCGATGAGGACAGTCAACAAAGTGAAGGTGTTGGATTTCGGACTGGCTGCATCCTCCCAAAGCGGGGTGATGGGGAAAGATGGAATTGGGACGGCAAAGTAACAGGCATCGTGCTTGTTCTGCTGAGTCCAGTGCCATCGTGTGTGGCACACTTGGGGTGGACCGCGTGCACGTTTTGTGAAAGTATCTCCATCAGCAACAAGGGATTGCACCATGAGCTTCGGAGCGTCGTGACAGACCTGAGTCTGGCACAGAATGGGCTCGAAACGCAAGGAATAGTGTCTTCCGGTGAAGCTCAAAAGCCACAAGATCACTGCGAAGGCCAAGGCGACTCCAGCAGTCTGGGCGGTCCAGCGCCACGCATACTCACCCTGAGGGGCTTGAGATGGGGCGTGTTCGAGAAACGCACACTGCATGGTAGATAGCCCGCGGGCAAGTGGATCGGGCAATTCGACTGCACTCGGATGCCGCTGATGGTATTTGGATGAGGTTGGGGGAACCCCAATGGCGGTAACGACTCGGAGTGGGGCCGTGAGATGGATGTCTCGATGGGTGCGTGGTTCAAGGCACATGCCAGAAACAACAGGCAATCCAGGGCCCTCACAGGTGGTGTAGCGCCGCCAACCAGGTCGGTGGATTGGCACCAGATAGTGCCCAGCCTGGGGTTCGCTCGTGAATGATGTGTAGACAACCTGTGGCCAATCTGGGATTCTGAAGTGCAAACGAAACCAATGCGGAATTGCAGTCCACACCGAATGCAAAGCAAGCTTCAGATAACACCAGCACCGCCCATTGATGGCCCATGTGCAGCAACACACGTTGTACTGCAACGCCCTATAACGCTCGATCACCAACTGGTCGCACGAACGGCCATCACTGCCGATGGCCCAGTGCAGTCGGA